CGATACATTTCCACAAAAGAAGATTGATTGAAGATCAAGACCTTTATGTCCGTGAGGGCGACTTTGTTTTATATGGCGATTATTATTACGAGATTGTAAGCACTGAATGGGCAAGACAATTGTTTGGGCAGATTGATCACACATTTGAAATTGTAGCCACAGCATATTACTCAAGAGAGGGACTATTCGATGCCACCTAAAAAATATAATAGAAATGAAGTATTGTTTGATCCAAAGTCAGAGGAGCAGCACATCGCCCCGCTGAAAGAATTAGAACTTCAGCCCTCAACAATTGAAACAATTGACCGAGCGCTCTTTGAGTTTATTGATGATGAACTTGATATTTTCTGCACAACGAATAAAGGGTTTAAAAAAGTTCCTTTTATTTGGGCAGGTGCCGAACGAGCTTTTCAAATTAAGCACAACAGAGAACTGCGTGATGTAAACGGCTGGCTTATCTATCCAATTATGAGTATAGAGCGTACTGGTATCTCTAAGAACTTAGCAGAGCGCGGCGCTTATTACGCCGCCGCACAGAACCTTGGTGACAACAAAGGTGGCTCTATGACAATTGCAAGAACTATCAAACAAGATAAAACCGCCAACTTTGCTAACGCTGATTCAAAAAGATTAGCGCATAATGTGGCAGGAACAGGTCAGAATAACTTTCCACGAAAGAATGATAAAGTAGTATATGAAACAATTACGGTCCCAATCCCCGTCTATCTTGAGGTCAACTATACCTTAACAGTGATGGCAGAGTATCAACAACAAGTTAATGAAATTATCACGCCTTTCATGACAAGAACTGGTGCGATTAATTATACAGTTGTAGAAAAGGATAATCATCGTTTTGAGGTATTTATTGACTCCGATTACACACTAAATAACAACGCATCCTCGCTACTTGAAGATGCCCGAGGATACGAGACTCAAATTAACTTTAGAGTCCTCGGCTACATTATGGGAGCCGACAAAAATGAAGAGCGTCCAAAGATTGTACGCAGAGAAAATGCCGTTGAGGTTAAGATTCCAAGAGAGCATGTAATTCTTGGTGATATACCTGAGCATCTCCATGTCAGCGGCAATGTTCCTTTTTATCGGTCATAAAGTTATATTTAGGACTTTCACCTTTTTATTAACTATTTATTATCGATAATCAGAATATTTTTTATTCATAAGATATTGAAGAGCGACAAGGAGATACTTCATAATGTCAGTTAAATCTTTCAAGTTTATTTCACCCGGTATTTTCATCAATGAAATTGACAATTCACAATTACCCGCCCTCCCAGATGAGGTCGGTCCAGTAGTTATTGGTAGAACACAGCGAGGACCAGGAATGCGTCCTGTTAAAGTCAACTCTTTTTCAGAGTATGTACAGGTTTTTGGTAATCCAATTCCTGGCGGTTCTGGCGATGATGTATGGCGTAATGGTAATTATACTGCACCTACCTATGCTGCATATGCAGCACAAGCTTACTTGCGTAATAGCAGTGCTTTAACTGTTGTTCGTCTCCTTGGTGGGCAGAGTTCACAAGTTGCTGACGGCGGCGCGGGTGAAGCAGGCTGGCAGGTTTCTGGATCTAACGATTTAGACCCAGGCGTCAACGGCGGCGCATATGGACTTTTCCTTTTCCCATCTGCCTCCGCTGTCACACCTGTTACTGGTGTTCTTGCTGCTCAGTGGTATCTTAACGAGGGCTCGATTGAGCTTTCAGGTACAGTTCGAGCAAGCACTACAATTGCGACTGGCTCTGCTGTTTTATTCAAGGATTTAAGTTCTTCTGGAGTTGCTGGAGCAGCTACGGTTGAATACAAAGTTCTCATTAAGGATAAAGATGGAACTCTTGTTAAAGAAACTGCTTTTGACTTTACACGCTCAAGCTCTAAGTATCTTCGCAAGGTGTTTAATACAAATCCAACACTTATTAATTCTGCAATTACTAGAACAGCACAAGCAGAAACTTACTGGCTTGGACCAAGTTATGAAAGAGAGGTTGCCGATAATATTACAGGCGCATCTCATGCAGTTATCCTTGGCTTAGATAGCGGTTCTAACAACGCGGCTAATTTCCGCTTTGGATTTAGAGCAGCACAATCGCCTTGGATTATTTCCCAGGATCTTCAATCCGCGTATGCTGGATTCGTTGCCGACTCTATGACAAAGTTGTTTAAGTTTCATACGCTTGACTCTGGTGATGATCAGCAAAGAAGAGTTAAAGTTTCTATTACAGATGTTAAGGCATCTTCAAACGAAATTGATCCTTATGGTTCCTTCTCTGTCGAGGTCCGCGATGTTAAAGACAATGACAATGCACCCGTTGTATTAGAAAGATATAGTTCTGTAAACTTGAACCCTAACCATCCTAAATACATTGCAAGAGTTATTGGTGATCAGCACATTGTTTGGGATGATCAAGAGCGTCGTTACCGCACTTATGGAAACTTTGTAAATCAATCCTCCGTCATTCGCGTTGAGATGAATGAGGATGTTGATGCAGCCGCTACTGATGCAAGGCTCTTGCCATTCGGTTCATTCGGTCCTATCCGATTTAAGAACTGGGGCAAAACTTCAGCACCAATTCTTTCCAGCAGTGATACTCCGCCTGACACTTATGTCACAGGTGCATCCGGTATCGCACATCCATTTAGACACGGAGCTTTAAACCCATTCTGGTTTGTTGAGGCTGGAATTACAACACAAGGTCGCTTTACAGGAACCGTTGACTATCCAGCATTGCCTTTGAGAGTTAGCTCTTCCGATGGCGACATCGCAGATCCAACGAATGCCTACTTTGGTATCGACAGTACACAAAACGGAAACAATCGTTTTGAAAGCAGTTACATTGATATTGTTAGAGCCCTTCCAAATTCTGCCAACAGTTTCACCGTTGGTGCTGGAACAGAATTCTCTTATGTGTTTACTTTAGATGACCTAAAGTCTTCTAATAGTGGAGACACAGGTGAAATCGCTGTTTATAGTTCTGGTTCTCGTAACGCAGGAACTTCTTTCTCTGCTGTTAGTGGAACTTACGAGCAAGTTCTTGACATGGGCTACGACCGATTTACCGTTCCTCTTGTTGGAGGATTTGATGGTCTTGATGTCAGAGACAAAGAACCATTCAACAATACGGACCTCGATGGTGGATCCGATACATCAAACTACGCTTACTATAGTGTACGACGTGCTATTGACACTATTGCAGATCCAGAAAACGTCGAGATGAACATCTTAACATTGCCCGGTATTTTCAATTCTGCATTAACCTCTAAGGTTCTTGAAATTTGTGAAAACAGAGGTGATGCCCTTGGTATTATCGACATTGATAGTGGGTATAAACCACAGACTGAAAACACAAGCACACAACAGCAGAATGCAGGTACTGTAGCGACCGCAGTTTCTAACTTGAGTGCAAGACAGCTTAACTCTAGTTACGGAGCTTGCTACTACCCTTGGGTCCAGATCCAAGACACAATTAGTGATTCGCTTGTGTTTGTGCCACCTTCAGTTGTCGCTCTTGGAACATACTCCAGCGCACAACGTAATTCTGAGCTTTGGTTTGCTCCCGCAGGTTTCACTCGCGGCGGCTTAACTGAGGGTTCCGCAGGATTGCCAGTCATTCAAACTCGCGCTCGTTTAACTTCCAAGGAGCGCGACAAGCTTTACGAAGCAAACATTAATCCAATTGCTACATTCCCAGCAGAGGGTATCGTAATCTTTGGTCAAAAGACCCTTCAGGTTACTCCTTCTGCACTTGATAGAATTAATGTCCGCCGACTCATGATCTTCTTAAAGAGAGAAATTTCAAGAATCGCTGCAACAACATTGTTCGATCAAAATGTCCAAGCAACTTGGAACAGATTCACCTCAAGGGCAGAAAAGCTGCTCCGCAGCGTTCAGTCTCGACTGGGCTTAACAGACTTCAAGATTGTCCTTGATAGCACTACAACAACCCCAGAGTTAGTTGACAGAAATATCTTGTACGCCAAGATCTTCTTGAAGCCAGCCAGAGCTATTGAATATATTGCTATCGATTTTGTTATTACAAATTCAGGCGCAGGTTTTGAGGATTAATAAAAATGAGCACTATATATTATAAACAGGAGACATATAAATAATGCCAGTACAAAAAAACAACTTTTGGTTAAATCCCACATTTGAACCGAAAAGACAATTTAGATTCTTAGTACAAATGAGTATTGGTGGACAGGATATGACGTTCCTCGCAAAGTCTGCTGGTCGTCCAAACTATTCTATTAGTGAAAATCCTCATCAGTTCTTTAACCACACTTTTTATTACCCAGGTCGTGTTACTTGGGAAACTGTGGACATTACTCTTGTAGATCCTGTTCAACCTAATGGTGCAGAACTTCTTTATGAGTATTTAGGAAAAATCGGTGTCCAAGTTCCTGTTAGTTTTAACACTGCTGTCGGCACCACAATTACTAAGGACTCTGCCACTTCAGGTCTTGGTGATATTAAGATTCAAGAAATTGCAACTCCTGCCGGTGGAGGCAACACATCAGTAATCGAGGGTGAATGGAAATTAATTAATGCTTTCTTTACATCTGTTAACTTTGGCGATCACTCCTATGACTCTGAAGACATGGTTGAAATTTCTTTAACCGTCCGATATGACTGGGCTGAGTACAGCACCCAAAACAGAGGAAGTCAATTAAATCCAGAGACACCTCTTGTACGCACTCCATAGTAAATAATTTTATTAAAAACTATTTAAAATATAAGCACAGATAAGTTATAATGTGCATAGACTATTTTAAAAGAGGTGTAAATGTCTAGAAATAAGCAGCGAACTGCTGCTGCCACGGATGCTACTGCTGCAACGACAGCGCCAGCAACACCGGCAGCGCCAGCTACGCTTTCGTATGTAACTCCAACTGAATTTGTCGAGCTTCCGTCTCGTGGCAAGTTTTATCCACCTGATCATCCCCTTCATAACAAAGAAGTGATTGAGATGAGGTTTATGACAGCAAAGGATGAAGACATTCTAACTTCACCAGCTTTGCTTCGTAATGGCTTGGCTATTGACAGGTTGATTGAAAACTTGATTGTTGAGACTAGTGTTAATGTCAATGACTTGTTGCTTGGTGATAAGAATGCTGTTATTCTCGCTGCTAGAATTTCTGGCTATGGCGAGCAATATAATGTAAATGTCACTTGTCCCAATTGTGAGGCTTCAATTGAGCATCAGTTTGATTTGTCTGAAATCCCACATCAAAATGGAACAATACCCGAGGACGATAATGAAAATGTTTATCTGACTCCTGAAGGCACATTTGTAGCAAAGCTGCCAAAGTCTCAGTTTTCTGTTGAATTCAAATTGCTTACTGGACAAGATGAAGAGTATCTTGAAAAGGTCGCACTAAAAACTAAAAAGCTCAACCTACCTGAAGCATCAGCCACTAACTTGTTAAAGCGTCTTGTAGTTTCTGTTAACGATGTCAATGTGACTTCAGAGATTAACAATTTTATTGATAATATGCCAGCACAAGACGCACGTTTTCTTAGAGCATGTGTACAGGTAGTGACCCCCAATGTTGATATGACACAAGAGGTTAATTGTTCGTCTTGCGGAACGACATCCGAAATGGCGGTGCCGTTCACTTCGGAGTTTTTTTGGCCTAACTGATAACTATATGGCTAATGTATACGAGCAGTTTTTCTTTTTAAAAATGCATGGAGGATGGAGCTTTATCGAAGCATACAACCTTCCAATAAGGTTGCGTGAATGGTTTGTACAAAGATTGTCAGATCATTTTGAACAAGAGAACAAAGAGTATGAAAAAGCCAAAAAGAAAGCAAGATAATAAAAACGGGCATTTATTGCCCGTTTCTTTTTTTGTGAAACTATTTATAAGAGATAAGTATACTTGGAGGTTTCTATAATGAATGAACCAAACGATTTGGTCCCGATTGAAATTAATTTAAATATGAAGAAAGAGGGACTTTTAAACGAGACTGGTCTTGCAGCCTTTGGTGGACAAATTAGATTGATGCTTCAAGGTATGTTCGGCGCAGGTGGCATGCCCCCCGTTAGAGTTAGGGGAAGCAGATCTGACGTAGGTTTATTTAAATCAGCACTGGCAGAAGAAGGAAAATATCTCTTAGCTATGAAAAAATATGGGCTCGATAATGAAAGAACCTATAGAAACAAGTCCTCTTTAGATAGGGCAATTAAAAATTTTGAAAGAGCCACAGGAATCAAGTGGCCATTTAGTTAGGGGGGTGATTAAATATGGCAGATTTTGAACTCGATCCCGCAGCGCTAAAAAAAGCCTTTGCAGCTTTAAAAAAACAAATCGAAGATTCGGCATACCTCCAAGACTTTGGTGATGAGCTTAGTGCTCTTGCAGATACACTCAATGACAGCACCAAGAGTGTTCAAGAAAAAAATGCAGCGTTCGATCAGCTTGCTGATTCAGTTCTTAAAGCCAAGAAAGAAATTCAAGGCTTTGAACAAGCTGCTACTAATTTTAATAATCAATTAGCGAACACATTTCAAGCCCTGACCGGAGTCACTGACGGCTCAGATACCCTTGCTGGTTCTTTCTTTAAAACACGCAAAGAGTTATCAAAATTAGAAAAAGGCTCGGATAAATATAATAAAGCTCTTGAAGCCCAAATAGAATCAATCAAGGAATATGTTGATAATCTTGATTTTGCAGCTTCCGCAGCCGGAGCCCTTCAAAAAAATACAAAAGAACTGCTCCTTGCCAACGATAATGCCACTTCTGGGTTTGCCCGCGCAACAGGCATGGGCAAGACTTTTAACAAGCAAATTTTGCAGATTGAGAAAAGCAATCGACGATTTGGTGTGACCGCTGACGACTCAGCCTCCGCATTACAGAATCTTGTAGAGGGTCTTTCTGGCTTTGGTTTAATGGGTGCGGAAGTGCAGAGTGTGCTTGCCGATGAGGTAGCACAATTAGAGCGTCTCGGAGTTTCTGCTTCTACTACTACGGGCGTGTTCCAAAGTCTAACAAGAACATTTGGAATGAACAAGGAGGGAGTTGAAAAAGTTACAGAAGAAGCGAGAGTGCTTGCTGGTGAACTTGGAATATCTGTTAATCAAGCAGTTGAAGGTCTCAATAAGGCACTGCCGCAATTAGCATCTTTAGCGGCAGACCAAGTTGTCCCGGCATTTAAGGAATTACAGGAACAATCGCTTGAGACGGGAATAGCAGTTGACGGCTTAATTGGCATCGCCGGAAAATTTGATACATTTGAAGAAGCAGCCAAGGCTGCCGGTAATTTAAACGCCGTCCTCGGCACACAAACATTTGATACCACGGCTCTGCTTGAGGCACAATTAGAAGGTCCACAGGCAGTAACAGCGCTATTACGAGATCAGCTTCAATCATCTGTTGGAAGCTTTGAAGAGCTAACTGTATTTCAAAGACAAGCAATCGCAAACGCAAGCGGGCTCAACGAGCAAGAAGTACGAGGTCTGTTTCTTTCTGAAGAAATAACTGAAGAGCAGAAAAAACAAGCCGACGAAAGAGAAAAAAACCTTAAAGCTACAATGGCTCTTAAAGATGAGCTTTTGGCACTTGCGCGTGAATTTGCAGTTGCTATTCAGCCATTGATGGATTTCGCTAAATTTATAGTTGGAGGCTTTGCCAAAGCCGTTCGGGGAATTAAGTCATTGCCAGGAATGGGAGGTACGACTGGAAGTATCGTCGCAGGTGCTGGTGCCATCGGCGGCGGCATGCTCCTAAACAAAGCAAAAAATAAAGTCTCGGAAAAACTTTTTGGTAAAAAAGTCAAAGCGGACGGCACTGAAAAAAACCCCTTCTTTGTTAGAATGATGGGAGGCGGCGATTCCGGCGATTCCAGCGCTGGAGACGACGGACTCCTGGGCAAATTCAAGCGCAAATTCAAGAGCAAAGTAACTGGCAAACTACTCGATGGAATTGGCAGACTCGGTTTTCGTGCCGGTCGAGAAGGTCCAGCCCTTCCACCCGGAATGGGTGGCGGATTCACTCAGGGCGGAGTTCGCGGCACCATTGGCAACCTCGCTTCATCAATGAAAGGCAAGCTCGGAGGGGTGCTCAAGGGTAGACTCGGCGGCGCAGGCAGCTTTCTAAAAGGCGGGCTCAGTAGACTCGGCGGCGCAGGCGGCTTTCTAAAAGGCAAACTCGGCGGAGCACTCGGTAAACTCGGCGGAGGAAAGCTGCTTGCAAAATTAGGATCGAGAGCAATCCCAGGTCTTGGACAAGCTATGCTGGCGTTTGATGGTGTTAAGTTTTTAGGACCAAAGCTTCTAAAAGGAGTTAAGACTCTTGGACCAAAACTTCTTGGAGGTGTTAAAAAGTTTGGTGGGGCAGCTTTAGGGCTTCTTGGCAAAGCAGGCAGCGGGCTTAAGAGTTTCGGTGGTCGTGCAGTTAAAGGTCTAATGAGAGGCATCGCTAGGTCGCCCATAGGAATGGTTGGAAGAGGACTTGGCAGTGCTGCAAAGTCAGTTGGCAGAGGTTTAAAGAAACTTAAGTTCTGGAACGAGGGAACAGACGCAACTCCATCTCTTAGCTCGAATCAAGTTCAAATTGCTGGTGATGGTGGACCCAACGCAGAACCAGAAATGATTGTGCCGCCACCAAAATCAGCGGTTATTAACAATGCCAACCTAATGAATGCACTTGGAGGCATGGCTGGTGGCAATCCAGAAATGGCATCTGCGATTAATAATTTAGGTGCAAAATTTGACACACTGATTGGAGAGGTTAAAAATCTTAACACCAGACCAGTTCAAGTTGAAGCCACAGCCGTGATTGGAAAAAAAGACTTCGCCAAACAGGTCAACGGACACTTCGGTAGATCAGGAGTCAGCCCAGCTACTTCCGCTGTATAACTATTATGCCAGTTCAGCCAATAATGCGAGAAATGTTTAAAGGAGCCACCTCTGCGGGAGCCGAGGCTGTTGGAAAAGGTTATAGACTTATTTTTGTACACCAAGCTACAGGGCACACAGTAGAGTTCCCAGCAGCAATTCAATCTTTTACGGATGTTCATGCACCAGAGTTTTCTGAAAGAGTATTTGCTGGCAGAATGGATCCCATTTATCAACAATCAGCCGTGTCAAGAAACATAGAGTTTACTTTTGTTGTTGCAAATGGGTCTGTTGAAGAGGCTCGCCATAATCGACAAAGTGTAAACTTGCTAATTCAGATGCTTTACCCGCAATTGCAAGAAGGATCTGATTTAGCATACGGTTCGTATATTAACATAAAAGGATTAAGTTTTTTAAACGATGGCAATGATGACTCTGCTGTTGCCTGTCTTATAAAAAATATTAACTATTCATTGGAAATGGACCAGGGATTTATTACACCCAAAACCGACCGCACGGGCGCTAAAACTGAGGGGGAGATATATCCAATTCTCTTGACAATTGCCATTTCTGCTCAGGCACTTATCCCAACAATTCATTCCTTTGAGGAGGCAGACCAATTGTTTAATTCTGAAGACTGGCAACAGCCCTATCCACCAGATTATCCAAATTACTATAAGAAAATATGAGCTATCACTTTCCAACTGTAAAAGACACTGGCGACAACATATACTTTCCCTTAGAGATAAGTAGAGTGTATGTAGACCCTCGTAATATTGTTGCAAGAGACCCCGATAATTTTAAAAGATATGTTTTCTTGACAAACTTTAATGAATCGTTTGAATCAAATTGGAGCAATCCGCCCGGTGCTTTTGGACAACTTAATCCATCATACAAATACTCGCAAACAAATAGAAGAATAGAAATGACTTTTAAACTACCAGCAAGAAATGTGCTCGACTCAAAAAGTAATTTAGATTTTTGCTCAAAGATGGCAAAGCTTGTATATGGAAACTACTCTGTTCAAGTGGAGGACGCTAACCAAGGAAACCTTGTACTGCTACCCCAATTAGGTATTGACCCAACAGAGCGAACTACTTTAGGCAGCGTTAGATATAATTTTGAAGGAGCGTTGTTTAACATAAGAGTAAACTTTGGAAGCCTAATACAAAATGAATTTGCTTTTTTCACAAATTTTTCTTTTACTCCAAACTTTGATGCGGGTGTTTTTGAATACAGCAACCGTCCTGTTCAAGGCCAATATGGGCTTGGCGATTATCAAGATCAACTAGCAGCACAAGGCTATGGCAAATTAACAGATGATGCACATGTATACCATTTTGACCCAGGGGTTGTGTATCCAAAAGAACTGGAGGTGTCAATTTCTTTTACGGTTTTACACGACTATCCTCTCGGTTTTGGCGGTCCCCGTCGTCCCGGCGAATCACTTAAATGGGCACAAAACGAAAATAAAGATTGGCCACACGGCACTCCAGAATCTTATCCTAAGCTTGAGTATATGAGCCAGGATAATGTCCCCGTGCCGTCGAACTCTCAAGTCCCTTCAAATCCAACAGGGTCAGCGCCGCCCCGATATGAAGTAGGAAAAAACCCGACGATTTATTATACAATTGATTCAAGTGGTAACATTATCATTGAGGACTAATTATTAGTAGTTATGGCTTATACAAAAAAATTTAGAAATAGAAATCGCTTTGTTTTTTTAAACAATGATGCGTCATATAAAAACCTTTTAGAAAATAAAAACATTTCTGACTTGCAACAATATGGCACAAAGACTTTGCCCGATATACAAAAAATTTCAGGCATTACATATGTTACTCATGTTTGGAAAACTGGAGATCGATACTTCAAACTTGCTGACCAATATTATCAGCGCCCAGAGCTATGGTGGATTATCGCTCATTATAATAAAAAGCCATCAGAGTCTAGTGTTAATTTAGGTGATGTTATATTGATTCCAACACCAATTGATGTTATACTATATTACTTGTAGGTGATTTATGGCAGATATAACTATAGCCAACTATAGACTTCAAGCGTATCTTCTCGCTAACGCTCAGGAGATTATTGAAAGAGTTGGAAGAAATCGGAAAAACACGAGGTTCCAAACTCAACTTTCAACGGCTCAATCAAAGCCAGGTGACAATCCGCAACCTTGTTTTACTAAAAAAGCAGTGCCAGAAAACGCGGGTAATAAATTAGATCTTTCTAACTTTATTGCCAATGCTTTGACCAACAAAGAAAAGATAACATTTATCGATGATCTGCCAAACTACATAAGAACCAATTTGTATCCTTATGTTAATGTGTATAAGACCATTATAATTGGAGATAAAGAGGCAGACATACTTCTTACAACAAAAGGAAACCAAGGGACTATCCAAAGTGGCATGGCTAATCAAATTAGCAATCCTGGTGTTAACATTGAGAGTATTGATATTGTTAGGCTCGGAGGAAACCCAGCAGAAATTGATACCAACATAACTTTCAAAATGACACTATACGCTCAAAAGCTTGGGCACTTTTTTGATAGGCAAAAAATTGCAGGGAATATAAGGGCAAACTTTGATCTCGCTCAAACCCCACCTGAGATGCAACGCGAGTTTGATGAGGGAGTAGCTTGGATCGATCTAATCAAGAAGGACTTAGCAAAAGACGACATAACAATTGCAGGTGACGCTAACGAGAGATTTGCAAAACGATTTGGTATCGATTTAAAAGACTCAATATTTAAACAAGCCTCAAATGGCGATTTCTATGACGCTATAAAACAAAGGATCAAGGTAGAAATTGGCTATGCACCAATACCAGAGTCCGTGTACAACAACATGAAGAAGCCCCCAGCCGCTGATGTTAAAGAAAAAATACAAGAAATGCTTGAGGGTCAAAAGGAAGTTTACTACTTAAATCTGGTGCAAAACGAAATTCAATTTAATGAAAGAGAGGGCACCACAATAACTTTAGATTTTGTTGCCGCTACAGGACTATCAACAACATCACGAACTAACGACTTAATGTTTGACCCTTGGTTCCTTGAGTCAGAGTTAAGGCTTAATGACCAGAGATGTAAAGTACAAGAAACTCTCCCAGAGCCAGCACAGGGTGCTGTCGAGCTTAGTGAGTTTGTCATAGATCCATTCGCTGAAACGGTAGGCGGGTTTGGGGCAACTGCCAACGCATTAGCAAGACAATTAGGCTTAACTGAGGACAATCAGCAGTCTGTAAATTTAAGCAACTTTGAGGAGGAGGTTCTTAGCGGAGAATTAGACGACGAGGAATCCAAGCAAGAGGGGCTAACCAAAATACAAACTTCTCTTGACAAGTTAATGATCTTAAAAAGAAACCTATTGATCAATGGCTTATATGGAATTATGCTCATGCACAGCAATGGTGATGATATCCCTGATGAGTATTCCGAGGATAATTTGACACTTGACCAAATCAAATCTCGTGTTTATCTTCACTTTGCAAAAACTGATCACGTTCTCAATAAAATTAATTCTTATCTATCTCCGATTGAATCCGGCGGCGAGCCTTGGATACAAAATCTTGGCGATGTGTACTTTATATCAGAGGAAGAATTACCAGGAGCTACCAATAATGACATCAAGGCGAACGAAGTTGAAACACTATCTGCTCTTGACAACCTCGGCAATCAAACAGAGGAAGAAATTATAGATGCTCTTACCACAAACGATGTCTCTAACATTATTGATGGAAACGAAGTTCAAATTGAGTTTACTTTCTTGGGTGATTTAATTGAAGTGGCGCTTGAGGTTCTGACAGCCAATAATAGATTTGGCGAAGGTTCACTAAGTATGCAAGAAAAATTATTTAAAAAATCAACTAATTTGATATACTCTGGAAATAATGTTGAAGAAGCGGCAAAGACAGCATTTATTAGACCTTTTTACTGGGAAAAGGGAATAAATAAAGTTAGACAAGACAGAATCTTAGAGCTTCATGACCTTTTGGGAGACATTATTACAGGAGATGTGACTTACCAGAACCCCGCCACACCTAATGCCGAGATAACAATCAATATTGCCGATATTCCAATTGCAATGGTTGAGTTCAAGAAGTGGTTTGCTTCTAATATCGGAGGCACTCGCAGAAGCACTTTCTTTATTAAAGATTATATTAATGCTCTGCTTAGATGGGCTGTTAGATTATTTGATGAGGCATCAAAAAATGATGGCAAAAATACAACAAACGTTGAACCCCCTGAGCTTATCTCCAACAAATATACAATCAACTCTACAAACAAAAGAGGTCTTTTTGTGCCAGACTCGAAGGCGTGGACTACTCGTGGTGTGTCTGGTATCGATGAGTCTTACACTGCGATTCCAATGTCAGCAATCGAAAATCTCGCTAACAATCAGGCAACAAACAAACTGTCACCCGTATCGATAAATGTTATTAGCACAACGCCTAATCCCAATCTACCATTGCCAGTGGGTGTAACAAGAAGGGCGAGAGATAGAGAAAAAAACATCCCGCATGTATCAGTCAATAGTCCTCAAAATGGTTGTGTTAGAAATGTCACATTTCAAAGAGAGGATATGCCAGGTCTTCGTGAGGCAAGAATGTTTGAAGGCGAGGATTTTGGCGGAACTTCATTGTTGCGGGAAAAATACAATGCGTCATTGCAATTAGAAGGCAACAACTTCTTTAGACCGGGCACCTCTTTTTATATTGACCCAAACCCACTCGATCTGGGATACACGGACGATGTTGAATCATTCGCCCGTCAACTAGGTCTTGGTGGATATTATTTTTGTATTCGTGTTTCACATACTTTAACTTTAGGTGAATCTTTAGATTGGGAAACTAATATAGAAAGTAAGTGGAATTCGTTCGGTGACGCGATAAGATTTACGCCAGGTAAGCTTGATTTAAGACCCAGTAAATGTCAGACTTCATATCTATCTCGCTTTGTCAATGCAGAAGATCTTAATGATCCGAAATCCAAGAGAAGCATTATGATCTTGCACGCCGCCTACGCCAAAGCGATTGCTGAGAGAAATAACTAATGAGATTATCCAACATTTCCAGCGCCACAATATTTGCAGCAGATAATAATTTTAAGCGTTTTTTAAAAAGAGCATCATCGTGTAATAATTATTTTTCAATCTCTGACAATCCTTTCTATGGTAAGGTTAACTCAAATGGCGACATCATATATTTGTCTGAGAGTTATTTATCATCCTTATCCACTAAGGATGATCAAACATTATATGCTTTAAATTTTGTTGTGGATGCTTTTAAAGATTTCAAAGAATATTATTTAAAAGCAGTTAATACAAACATTGTTAAAAACGATATTTTACGAGAGGCAGTTTATCCGGTAAGTGGGTGGAAGAGCGCACACGAAATTTATGCCAGAGACATCCAGGGCTTATACTATATTTTAGTGAATAAATATTTGCAAAACCCTCTGAAGACTCAAGGTGCAATTACAAAGAACTTTGATGACTTTATGTCATTGACAATTAAACTATTTGACTATGTTGGAAAAAACATACACTTATCGAGATCGTCGTTCATAGTTTCGGCAAACTGCCCGATCTCCACTACAGGATTGGTCTTAGATATACTTCCGCCAGATGCCAAAAGTGTTGATATTTTCACAAGCGTGAATTATGATTTTTATGTAAAGTCTTTAAAAAAGTTTGGGTTTATGTTAGATATCAATAATCCAAAAAGAATCGTGGCAGATATTGGCTCAACTGCAATGCAGAACTATATGAATAAATATGATATAACAATTGATAATTTGTTCAGTAAATATTTTTATAAAGCAAAAGACTATGACTATGATTTGATTAAGGTTTATCTAACGCAGTTTTATAACAACTATGCTAAAGATTATCCAGTTTTATCTCAAGTCACTAAGGCAGGTAGGGTAAATATTGAAAAATATTATCTTGAAAAACGAAATAATTCAAAAGTAAACAAGATACCGTTTCCTTCAGGCAAGATTGCTTGTGATAGAACTCTAACCGAAGTTATCCAACGCCAACAATTATCACAACAACAAATGGATAGCCAGTATAACGACGCATACTGGATTTCATATTATCCTCAAATTATGAATTATGAAATGGGCAAGCCGTTAGATAACAAAAAAATAAACAAAGTTGTAAAAAATTGTATACACATACACAAAACGGTTGGCATTGATGAAGCAAAGAGTTATGTTAGTGGTGTGTTTAAAATATTACGCTTCCCAACAAGTAACCAAATCTCAACAACACCTATGAAAAGTAATTTGTTGACTTCTGCATCATCTTCTGATACAATAGAAACATCAACAGCAACCACAACCTCTACTCCTGCATCTGGTGGCTCATCCGGTGGTGGTGGATATTAAGAGTGATACTTGTTAGTCCAAACCTTAGACGATAAAAAACACTGTGTCGGCATATACCACGACGGCAAACTAATCTATGACTGCGAAGAATTTAACTTCGACGCTGTATCTGCGACTTGGAACTACAACCCTGCTTTTTCACAAAAAGATGCTCTCATTGCCTCTCTATTCGTTGAGGGTAAATCGCTAAATGAAGTTTGCCCTGATTTTCTTAGACACCGCTGGGACACCATTAGCACCCGCCTGAACGCTTTCTATAAGTCATTTTCCACTGCCAAAATAAGCTTGGATATCAATTGCTTCTTTGACCTTGT